CCCCCGGTAGATTGCAACGTATTTGCCTGTGTCTTCAGTTGGTCTTCAACAGTTCCTTGTCCGTCAATAATGTCTGTAAGAACGGGAATGACTGCGTTACCAACCGTATACTTGAATGCATTCCATGCATCAGTCAATTTATCGACTGCAGCATAATATTTCTTGCTTGCTTCTGCCGCCTGTTCTGTGACGATTAAGCCGGATTCGATATTGTCAGCCATTGACTTAATACCGGCGCTGCCCTGTTCCAGCAACTTACCCATTTCCATGCCGGAACGACCAAATGTCTTAAGCAATAACTGCCCTTTTGCAACTGGTCCATCCAAAGAATTGTATTTATCAGCAAGTTCAGATAATCCAGCAATGGATGGTTCCACGCCGTTGCGGATCGCATAGGTCATTGCGGTGGATATTTGCTCCTGCGATAACCGCAGATCATCCCCGACCTGCACCAGTTTACTGGCTTCCTCTGTACTCGTTCCCATGCTGCGGGCAAGGTCAACGATTGACAGGTTATAGGCTTGCGTCTCTTTAGTCGTATCTATCAGGAATTTTCCGATACCTACAAGTGCGCCAGTGACCGACAAACTTCCCAAGCTAAAGCCAGTCATCTGCTTAATAACATCATTTAACTTGCCACCAAAGCCAGTTAGACCAGTCTTTGTATTTGCAAGACTCTTATCCAGCTTCGATGTATCGCCAGAAATTTCAGCGTAAAGGGACGCGATCTTAGTTGCCACTATTTACCTCTTGCAAGTGTTTTTCCTTCCTCTATGGAAGCCCATTCTTGTAACCTCGACATTGGCAGTGAATTGATATACTCTAATGTCCAGCCAAACACCTCGGCCATACTCCAGATTGTTAACTCGATAGGAGCAGGCGCACCGTACTTATAAGCTTTGTGCGTCTGCTCTATCAAGAAGGGTCGGGTTCGGCTGCTTTCTTGAAGAATACTTTTGCCAACTTTTTATAGTCCGTATAGGACAATGAGCCGATTTCCTGTTCTGTCAGACCCGTCACCTTTGCGATAATGCCATCACCGTCGTCAGCTTTTTTTTCAGGATCAAATAGACTTCGATATTCCGCAATGCTTATTTTTGATAGGTCGATGTCTATTTCTCTCCCGTCCTTCAAAGTCACATCAGCCATTAGTAACTACCTTCCACTCTGGTACCGTTCTGCTGGAAGTCGCACGAGATTTCAACGTTATCCGAGTATGGATAGCTGAATGCGGCGCCCAAAGAAATACAGGGAATGGTATATTTCGGCTTGCCAGTGGCTGTGCCTTCCGGTCCAAAGATGATCGTTCCCGACGCGCCTTCCACGAGTGTTGACGCGGTGATGGTACCTCCCACATTTGCCCCGTTCTGGAATAGACCGCTGAAACTTGCGCGTCCATCTTTGAGTGAAGTCAAATATGTTTTATTGGTATCCGCCCCGGCTGTTTGATCGACCAGATCCATTGAAGGCGTATAATCAAACTTACGATAATCGCCGCTCAATATCGCCGTTCCTGCCGAGTTAATCCATGACAAATACATTGCTGAACCCGTATATCCTACCATTTTGTTTCTCCTTTAACTGTCTAAACTCAATCTATAATTTGCCCCGGCCATGTACATTTTTATGCCATTTTCCTGGGGTTCACTGATTGCAAAATCCTGTTCCCTGACCGTGAAATAATTGGTATATCCACTCACCGTCAGCGTTTGCTTATGTATCAAACTGTTTATTTGTGCGTCTATGTTGCTCGCATTAGCCATGCTCGTTTTGCTGTATGCCCTTATAAACACAACCTCCTCCCGTATGTCAGACGGGGTAATATTGAGCGGTCCACCCCCTTGCAAACTGAATACGACGTAGGGAGTAGCCGCACCATCCGGCGCTTGTGTGTTATAAACGGCGGCAGTGCCGGATAGAAGCGCCGTCAATGCTGTACCGCCGGTCAATGTGGAATATAATGCCGTGCTTAGCGCATTCCATGTACTCATTTGAACAATGCCTCCCACATTTTGGTGAATCTTGTCCTGACCGCTTCAACCGCCGGGGTCATGAATGGATGTGCAGCCATTTTGTATGTTCCAAGTTCCTGGAATATGCCATAGGTAACCTGATCAGCAATAATGCGTGTCAGTCGCTCATGTTCTGGCTCGACGTGGATGCTATTCTTCAGCGCACCGGTATCCACAGGCGCATTTCTGGCGGCATAAGCAGCCACTTCCTGCGCGGCAAGGTCAAGCACCTTTTCAGCGCGCGGCTCCATCTCTTTTGTCAGCCGCTCCAGACCGGATAAATCTATTCTGGTAACAACCGTTGCACTCATGGAATCAACTCCACATAACATCTCGTGACGGCTTTCCAACCCTGATCTGCGTTCACCGATTGGATACTGAACGTGCTGCTACCTACGGCGATTCTGTTTGCGGCCGTGACCACCGTGTCATACGGCATGGAAATAACGGCAGATTGATATGGCTGCAACGCTTGTCCAGTGATCAATTCTTTCCCGGATTTCCAATCCACGCGGCACTTCACGTTAGCCGTTTGGACCGCCCATGTTTCAGTCAGTCCGCCCTGTCCATCGCTTACATAAGTGACGGCCATGATGTTGCATAGTTGCGGTAACAATAGCGCGATACACCGGCGCATTTCGTCAAGGTCGTTGTTGCTAAGCATCCGTGTCCTCCCTCCGCATTGACCCGTTTCCCCCCGCGCCATGTTTGCTAAAGCCGCGATAATATTCAGCTTGTTTTAAGTACACTTGGTACACTTGTGAACGTTTTATGCTGTGGTTATCAGTAGAAAAATCAAACTGTGCCGACACGGTATTGGCTTTCTGTGTCCAAATATCCGCGGCCGCGCCATTGATGTCGTAACAGACTCCGGTTGCAAAATATGACACGCCGACCGTGTTGGTCGCGAACGTGACAATCCCTATATCGTAATTTACCGAATAACTGGCGGCGGCGACAATCGCATAGTTGGTATCCTGAATATAGAATATCGCGGTACCGCCGGTAGACTTCTCAATGTATTTCTTGCCCTCGATCTCATACCGCGTCCAGGACGCCGTGCCACCCGTTGTCATACACGGCTTTTCAACTTCTAGTAAATGGAAAGCGAATGGGTCCGCATATTGATCAAGAACGGTTTGTATTTGTGCATCAGACCAGTATGGTTTGCCGGCGATGGTGTAATCATTAGGCCCAACGTTGGTAAGCTCGCGAACCTTGCCGATTATATCCAGCATCCCAATCCGCGCGGTCACGCTCTCGTAATTGACTACGAATGCGATGCGTACTTCTGACTTCTCACCATTTGAGAATGTTGCCAGAACGTCAATGTAATGGATCCCGGTGACAGATAATGGTCCAATCTGTGCCGTGACAAGCGGCGTTGCAGTAGATACAGTCGGGGTCGCTGCCGTACCGCTGGGAGGAGTATGAACGGCGGTCGCAGATGAAACTGTAATGGAACTTGGCAGGTCATCTGTAAAATCTACAGTCCATTTCCGGATCTCATTTGTCGATTGTTGTATGGATGCTTCCTGAATTATTGCCATTAGTTGTTGTCCTTGAATTCACTATCTTTTTGCTTGATCGTTTCCCTACGTAAAGGTGCGATGCTTGAGTCCCTTGTGCGCGCCGTTATCCTTCGGCATGATGTCAGAATCGTGTCCAACGCCCGGAATATGCACCGGTTTCCCCAGCCTGTCTCAATATCGTATGGTGTGTTGAACAGTAGTAACATGTTGTCACACCTCGATATAGGTGATACATCCACCAACGGGTATTGCGCCGGATAGATTCAGGTTGAGCAATGCGTTTGCGGCGGTCTCAAACCAGCCGAGTTTGTTGTATGGCAGGACGATACCGCCGTTCGCGGCAAGATAATACAATCCTGTCTTGTCCGTTCCACTTGCGCCGGATTGGAATTTTGCATTCACGGCGGCACTTGCAGATAACGACAGGGCAAGGACACGGATTTGCCTGCCTTCAATTGCGGCAACAACGGTATTATTGCCAGAACCGGAACAGGAGATGGCGACTGATTTTCTATCGCAGGTGTTAGGCCCATTATTTACAAGGGCTGTATTATCAATGGCCCCCACTGATGCAGTGGTGCTCCATGCGACGGGAACATCGTTTGTGCCTAGATAATTTGCAATGAGTACCGGCAATGCAAATCCCCAATCTGTTGCTTCTGCACCAAGTTCCCTAAACGAAGAATCATTCCAGTATTTTCCGAGCAACTTTACGCCGCCAATCGCCCCGTTTTCATCCACCGGAAGGCTTTTGACATCAATCGGCATTGGATTGGCGTCTGTCACAAGGCTTTCAATTCCCGTACCGCCCTTGTCGATGAGCATTACCTGTGTTTTG